GACCGTATGGGGTCGCCTCATGCATCACTGTCAGGCACTCTATCCAGAGCCCGCGAGCGGTCAGACTGACCATTCGAAGGGCCTGGTCTCCCCGCCAATCTTGCGGGTAGAACTGGAACCACGGTTGGCGCTTTTTCATGCTTCGCCTCCACGGTCGCTAAATCTCATACGCTCGCCATCAAAGTGCAGGCGCGCGGTGCCGATAGGGCCGTGGCGTTGCTTGCCTATGATGACCTCGGCGTCGTTTTTGATGGCGTCGAACTCGTCTTGCCACGCGAGAAATTCCGGCGTGTCCTCGCGCGGTTTCAGGCGCTCTTTGTAATAGGCTTCCCGGTAGAGGAAGAGCACGCAGTCAGCGTCTTGCTCGATGCTGCCGGACTCGCGCAGATCGGAGAGTTGCGGCTTTTTGTCCGGGCGCTCCTCGCACTTGCGGGAGAGCTGCGAGAGGGCCAGCACCGGGATTTCCAGCTCTTTGGCCAGCGCCTTCAACGCTGCGCTGATTTCAGACACTTCCTGCACGCGGTTTGCGTCGCCACCACGCTTTGATGAGGTGATAAGCTGGAGATAGTCCACAATCAGCAGATCGAGGCCGTGGAGGCGCTTTAATCGCCGTGCGCGGGCGCATAGGGATGCAATGGAGATGCCCCCGGTATCGTCGATATGAAGCGGCAGGCCTGAAAGTTCCATCGCGGCATCACGGACCGCGGCATATTCCGATTGGCTAAACACGCCTTGGCGGATTTTCCAGCTCGGCACATTGGCGCGATCAGCCACAATGCGCTGCGATATTTGGTCGCCGGCCATTTCGAGCGACGGGAATCCAACCGTGTATCCGGCTCGCGCTGCATGTTCGGCGATATTGGTCGCCAGCGCGGTCTTGCCGATTGAAGGGCGAGCGGCCAGGATAATCAGATCGGAGGGGTGCAGGCCGCCGGCCTTGCGGTCCAGTTCTTTGATGCCGGTCGGGATGCCCCCGGATCCGCCATTCTCATAAGCGGACGCCGCGCGGTCCAGCATGGTGTTCGTATGGGTTTTGAAGCTCTGATATCCGCGCGAGACGCTGCCAAGCTCGGCGATGGTGTAAAGGCCGCTTTCAGCATCCCGGATCACATCTTCGACCGGGACCGTATCGTCGCCATTCGCGGCCGCCGTGAGGTTCGCGGCGATAGCGATCAAGTCCCGGCGCTGTGCCAACTCGAAAACCATCTTGGCGTATTCTTTGACCGCAGCAGGATTTGCAGCGGACTCGATCAGAACAGCGAGATAGTCCGCCCCGCCGATTTCCTTGATGCCGCCGTCCTGGTCGAAAAATTTGTAGAGCGCGACGGCATCGGCAAGCTTCCCTGCCCCGATCCTGTCACACGCAGTTTCGTAGATCCGCCCATGCACAGGGTCGTAAAAATGCTCAGGCTTGAGGAAGCCGCCGACGGAGTGGAAGTGCTCATTGTCGTACAGCAGCGCACCGAGGAACGCCTGTTCCGCGCCGATATTGCTCGGGGCGGTTTCCGGCGATATTTCCAGCCCGTCAAACATATCAGCCTCCGAACGCATAACGTTGCGGGGAAGGCGCGAGATTGGCCGTGGATAGGATTTCAGCCTTCGTCCGGCGCTTGATATAGGCGCGAGCGCAATGGGCCTCGCAATAGGGTCTGCCGGGCTTGCGCTCACCGCCGCAGAAGCGATCCGCAATCGGCTCGGCATCCTTGGGCATATCGAGCGGCCAGGCGCAGCGATGGTGCATCACGCCATCATCGTCGCGGCCGTGGATTTCCTCGAACGAGATACCGCCGACCGGACCGGATGGCTCAGGCGCGGGAGCGGGCGGAACCAGTTTCAGGACGGGCTTTGCAGGCGATAATGCGCGCGGCGCGGATGGTGCCCGCTTGCGCGGTGTGCGTTTAGGTGCCCCGCCCCGCTGGACAGCGCCCGTGCGCTCCAATCCGTCGCGGTGAACCTTGCCGATCACCGCATTACGGGTGGTGCCCATAATGCCCGCAATCACGCTGGCCGAATGACCGGCCGCCAGAAGGGTCGTCAGGCGCTCGACGCGCTCATCTGTCCAGGGTGTGCTCATTTGCTATCCTTCGGCTTGTGGGCTGCGCAGAACCATGTTCCGGCAGACTTTCGAGAGCAGCCAAAGCCCCAATGGGCGACGGCGTTGCAGATGCGGCAGAGGTGGATCGGGCGGGTCATTTCTTGATCCTCCCCGTTGGCGTGCGTTTGCGGTTTCCGGCCCCATCAACAAGGCGGATTTCAATGCCGCGATCTGCCATCGTGATTTTGCGCTTGAGGGCTGAAACAGGGTTATCCAACCCCTTCACGTCCTCGACGACTTGAACGCCGTTCGCGTCCAGATAGGTGAAGTCAGCCACGCGATCGAACATCTTGCGTCCGCCTATGGCGAAGGGATATTTGGGCTGCAATTCGAGGCGGGAAATCTCGCCCGCGCGCTGCAAGGTTTTCAGGTCGCCATAGCGCCGGGCTTCCGCTTTCGAGTGGAAGGTGATGCCGTCGACGCTGACCTTAACGGAGCGATATTTTGAGGGTTTCGCGCTCATGCCCGATCCCTCACAACGCCATCAAAGCCGCGCGTCTTGGTCTTGTCGAAGCCGCGTGATGGGATAGGCGCTGTCTTACCGAGCGCCCGGCGCACTTGCTGGCCCGCCTTTCCGGCAAGGCGGGCAATCTTGGCGATGATGGCGCAGTCGTATCGGCTGGTTTTCAGTTTGGCGCAGGGCTTACGGAGCAGCGCGCGGTTCTCAAGGTCATTGGAGCCGCCTGCCGCCAAGGCGAGCAGGTGCTCGTCAATGATGCCCTCTTGCGCGTCCAGCTTTTTGCCGCAGACAGGGAAGTCCGCGAAGACAGGGTGCAGGGTCGGCAACAGGACGCAGCCGCACTTGCCGTCCTGGCGCAGCATGATTTGCGCGAAGTCGAGGCGGTTGAGCGGCTTGCGCTTGATGGCTGGTTCGCCGCTCATTTCGCACCACCTGGCCGGCGCACCGCAGCCTTGCGGGGAAGCCCGTTGATCATGTCGGAGGATAGCGGGTTGAGGTAGCAATCGAGCCCGCCCCGGACACCGGCAACAGGCTCCGCGCCGATCTCCACATTCACGGTGAAGCCGCGCTCGGCCCAGTAATCCCGGATCAATTGCGCGCTGCGTGCCGAGCTCGCCTTGTGGCTATCGGGTTTCATTGTGGCATCTCCGCTTGTACGGCTGCGGCTGTGGCCCGCAGATAAGAAATCCAGCGGCGCCCCTTCTGGCCCTTCGGCGCTGTGCGCCAGGCCCGGTACGCCTTGGCGCGTGCGGCCTCAAACAGATCAGCGGCGGGGGTCATGACGCCCTCGCATTGATCAGATTGGACACGCCAGCGGCACGGATGCCCGGCGCAACACCGGCAAGCTTGGCGTAGCTGCGTCGCGCCTCCTCAAGTGTGCGCATGGCATCGTCGATTTCCTTCAGGACTTCGAGCGCCTCGCGCGGCGTGATGGCCCGCCCCGCATCTCCGTCCTTGCGCTGCGAGCGGATAATGGCTTGCACCACGTCATTCGACTCGTCAGCAACGGCGGCGATGATATCCATCGGAGCAACCGAGGCTTCCGGCAGGCCCGCCGTCAGATCGCGGTAGCGAAGCTGGTATGCGCGCAGCAATGGGCCATCATGGCCGGTGCGCTCGCGATAGGCCGCATCCAACTTGACCGCCTGATGCAGATTGAAGGGCGAGTAATTGAGCTGATCGGGATCGGACGCGGCATAGACCCGGCCCGGCCCTGTATCAATCACCTCACCGGCACCCTTAACGGTCAGGGCGGCGGCGATGATGGTGGTCGCATCGGCAAAGGAGCCAGGCTCGCGTGGTTTCACAGCACTCATTGAACAGGGCTCCCGGCGTTGCAATAGACGGCCCCTGCCCCGGCGCGCATGTTCGCATCGGGCAAAGAAGGGCTGACCAAATGGGCTTGATTGAAAAAATGGAGATGCGCGCGGCGTGCTTTCGCCAGTTCGCGACGATGAGCTTCATCACCGCAGACATGCGCGAAGCCGCTATGGCGGCGGCCGATCTTTACGAGGCGCGCGCGGAAAACATGCGCAGCCGGATCGCGTGTTGAAAAAATGGAGAGCTTGCCACCCTTCCCGGCCAGAATGTCGGGCAAAGCCCGCCTCGGCACCGGGTTGACGCTTGCGCGCAGGATGGCCGTGGTCTGTCCGCTCTCCAAGGGACGCAGGGGGATATATGCCGAGGACGTAGGGGTCGGCACCCGCCCGCGACTCACCGGCGGTAGGACCGGGACGGCTGGGCGGGTGCCTATCGCAGCG